TAGAGCAAGCTAAAGATCCCATTGATGTGTACAGAGCACAAGGCGCATTAGATGCCCTTATGAAAATGAAAAGGCTAAGAGATGAAATCAATGCCCAAGAGTAGAGCTAAGAAACAAATGAAGAAGCTGTTTGAGGACGGTGGACTTCTTCAAGAGGGTGGCACAGTAGATAAAGATAGTGGCAATGAAGTACCCGTAGGCTCACTTAAAAAAGAAGTACGTGATGATATCCCTGCACAATTGAGTGAGGGCGAGTTTGTATTCCCTGCAGATGTAGTACGTTTTATTGGCCTACAGAAACTCATGGATTTACGTCAGGCAGCTAAAGAAGGCTTAGCTAAGATGGAAGCTATGGGGCAGATGGGCAATGCAGATGAAGCCACTGAAGATGACACAGGTGAGTTTGAGACTGAACTTGATGACATCTTAGATGAGATTGAAAGTGAGTCAGAGGAAGAGGGTACGGAAGAGGATAGCCCATCAAAAAAAGCTAAAGGGGGACAGGTCCGCATGGCAGTAGGTGGACTTGCTTCCCCCAATCCTTTTACTACACCCTTTAGTACAGAACGATACAGTAAAGCTGGACAGAAGGATATCTTTATTCCTACATTCAGCGGACAGCCACAAGGTGCTATTCCTGAAGGATTTCAAAAGAGTACAAAAGTACAAAGCTTCGGTGGGGTATTTAGAGAAGCAGGCGAGGCTAAACCCACAGTAACAGCTACAACAGGTCAGAAAACTACTGCAGATTTAACTAAGACAAGTACAGCTGCAACTACAGATCTGACCAAGACTACTACGGCAATACCTGATGCATACAAAGATTTAGACACCGACACTGATACAGATCAGTATCTCATTAATCTTGCTAAGAAAGATGAAGAGAAATATGCAGCAGAAGATAAGGCTAAAGGTAGAGCTTGGACTCGTGGTACAGCATTAGATAATCCATTTAAAGATGTAAAAGATTTAGGCACTGTATCTGTGCAAGTTGGTACGGACACAGATGGACAACCTATATTTGAAGAACAAAAAGCTACATTAAAAGATTGGCTACTAAAACAGACAGATCCGGCATCGGCAAAGATAGCAGAGTTAATATCCCACAAAACTACAGATATTCAAAAGATAGAGCAGGATGGAGATACCTATTACCGTATATCAGGAAAAACGGGTGGTGCAGATAGGGAGCGCATGTCACAGACCTACAAGGAGATAGGCGATCAACTTGTACCTGTAGGCAAGGCTAGTTTTTACAAAGGTGCCCATCCAGATGCAGCAAAGGTAAAAGGCATTGCACAAGTAGCTGGCATATTTGCTGCCCCATTTACGGCGGGATTATCCACTTCTATTGGCTCTGCCATTATGGGTGCAGGTGCAGTTGGAGCACAGACAGTAGGTTCAGCGGTACTTGGTGCTACCTTTAACGGGTTAACTGCCGCAGCTACTGGTGGGAACATAGGCAAGGCTATGATCGGTGGTGCAGCAGCAGGTGCTCTCAATGCCAATGCAGGTGAAATTACTACAGCCATTATCGGTGCAGATAATTTAAATAGCATTGCTAGTACATTAAACTTAAAGCCAGCACAAGTATCCAATATATTTGTAGGTTCTATAGGTAGTGGCGTTACAACTGCTATACGTGGTGGTGATTTCGGTGACGTACTAACGAGCTTTAAAGATTCACTTATATCTTCTGGTGTATCTGAAATAGCTGCTACTAATGTGATGAAATCATTATCAGGGACAATGGACCCCAATAACTTAAGACGTATTGGTATAGCGACTAAGATGTTATCAAATGTGGCAATTAATGCTTCTATGAAAGGTTTAGATATTAATAAAGCAATTCAGTATTATGCACCTACAATAATGACACGAGCATTGACTACCCCAGGCGGGGGATGATATAATAGATAGTTAGCTATAGAAGGGTGTAGCTTTCAAATAATAATAACCCTTCATTACGGGCCACCTGATAAGACAGCCCCCACTTCAAGAGGTAAATATGTCAGATCAACAGCAAGAAGTACAACAAGTAAAAGTTGCAGGTTTTATTAAACGCTCGGCTAATCATGAACGTATTAAAGAAGAAGAGGAAGAGCTAAAACAGTTGATGGAGGATAATAAAAAAGATACACCTCCAGAAGATGATAACATTGAACCCGATAGCGCAGAAGAAAGAAGTTTTAAAAAGCGTTATGGTGATTTGCGTAGGCACTCACAAAAGCAACAAGTTGAACTGCAAAAGCAAATCGATGACTTAAAAGCTCAACTCGATAGTACAGCAAAACAAACATTTAGTCTGCCTAAGTCTGAGGATGAACTTGAGGCATGGGCAAATGAGTATCCAGATGTAGCAAAGATCGTAGAGACTATTGCCATTAAGAAAGCACGTGAACAGTCACAAGAACTTGAATCACGGCTACAGAAGATTAATGAGATGGCAGAAGAAACTGCTAAAGAGAAAGCTGAAGCAGAGCTCATGCGATTACATCCAGATTTTGCCAAGATTCGTGATCAGGATGAGTTCCATGAATGGGTTGAAAAGCAACCTCGGTGGGTGCAGAGTGCGTTGTACGACAATGAGAATGATGCGGTATCGGCAGCTAGGGCAATCGACCTATACAAAGCTGACAAGGGTATTACACAGAAACGTAGCAGAGACACAGATAGAGAAAATACAGTTAATGCTGCTCGTTCTGTACGCACACCTAATAAGACTCGTGTCGATTCTGAATCAGAGGAAGGACTCTTTTACGAATCACAAGTAGAGAAGATGTCTTCACTTGAATACGAGCGTAATCAAGAAGCCATTATTGCTGCTATTCGTGCAGGTAAGTTTGTGTACGACAAGACAGGGTACGCACGATAGTAAGTAGCAAGTAAAGCATTTTACTTGACAAATTTAAAATAGCTTCATATAACAATATGAAATAACTTTCTTGTGTGTATACATTTAGTGTGCCGCTACTTGCAAGGCCAACCACACGTACAAATGACAACACATAAGAAAGTCTCATTCAGCCTAGTTTTTAGTGGCTGATCTAACCGCAAAACAATAGACTATCAGACTTACCTGAACATTTACTAGCCCAGTAAATCTACTGCACCTAGTTAAATCAGCCTCTGTAGTGAGTGTTTAAGCGTATTTATATACTTATTCATTTATCTTAGGAGGATAAATCATGGCTTTTCCTAAAGCCCCCAATTATGGGAACCTGCCAAATGGCAACTTTTCTGCTGTAATCTACAGCAAACAGGTACAACTCGCATTCCGTAAAGCATCTACCGTAGAAGATATCACCAACAGTGATTACTTCGGTGAAATCGCTAACATGGGCGATTCGGTAAAGATCATCAAAGAGCCTGAAGTCTCTGTTCAGTCTTATGCTCGTGGCACACAGATCACTGCACAAGATTTGAATGACGAAGACTTTACCCTTGTCGTTGATCAGGCAAACTACTACGCATTCAAGATTGACGACATTGAAGCTGCTCACAGTCATGTGAACTTCATGGCAATGGCATCTGATCGTGCTGCATATCGCTTGCGTGACCAGTATGACCAAGATGTTCTTGGCTATCTTACTGGATTCCAGCAATCTGCTAAACATGCCAACGCAAGTGTAGCACGTACTACTGCCCCTGGCACTAAAGCACTAACAGAAGCTGGCGCAGATGAACTGCTCACTTCGATGAAGCTCCGTAAAGATAGCTTTGGTAACATTACCACAGCATCTGCAGGTGATCATTCGATTCCTCTTGCTGCTCGTCTTCCTGGCGCAACTGCTCTCCCCACTGCAACTGCATCACCTTTGATGGTCATTGCACGTATGGGTCGTTTGTTGGATCAGCAGTTTGTTGATACCACTGGTCGTTGGTTGGTTGTCGATCCCGTCTTTATTGAGTTGCTTAAGGACGAAGATAGCCGCTTGCTCAACAGTGACTTTGGCGGTTCAGGTCTTCAGAATGGTCTTGTTATTACCAATTTGCATGGCTTCCGTGTTTATGTTTCTAACAACCTTCCCAAGATCGGTACTGGTCCTGGCACTACAGGTACTGCTAACCAGAACAGCAACTACGGTGTGATCGTTGCAGGTCATGAGGCTGCTGTTGCTACTGCACAGCAAATCACCAAGACTGAAAGCTATCGTGATCCTGACAGTTTTGCTGACATTGTTCGTGGTATGCATCTGTACGGTCGCAAGATTCTCCGTCCAGAAGCAATCGTCACTGCTAAATATAACGCAGCTTAATTGGAGGAAATATAAATGGCTACCGTTGACGTATCCCCAGGAATCCAGGCAGGTACTAATCCTTCCCGTTCCCTTCGTAATATGCCTTATGTGATTGAAGCCACGCTCAACTTTGCAACGGCTACTAGGTTATGAAGTCACTGCTGCTATCACTGGTGATGTTACTGTTGATGTCGGTGTTACTGGCATTGATGCTGACAACTTCATTGATGGTGCTACGCTTGCCAATGCTACTGCAGTTGGTACGTATGCACAGCAAGCTGCTGCATTCCAGCCTATCATTCTTCAGTCAGCTGACACGCTTGACGTTCTCATTGCAACTTCTACCACGGCTATTTCTGCTGGTTCTATCCGTGTATGGGCAGTTGTATGTAGCGTTTCAGATCGTGTAGGCCCTGCTTCGGTTGATCGTGAGCAGCTAGCTTAATCGCTAGTATGTAACAGGGGTAGTGTCTACGAACACTGCCCCATTTCTATATAAATTAAAACATGCTTCAGTTTACTAATACTATTGAGGTTGGCTCTGTCAATGTAATGACTACAGACAACCGTCCTATGTCCCCTGAAGAGTGGGCACAA